CATTCTACTGCAAGTGTAGTAGGCGGCAGCGGATATTATGGCGGCCCAGCAAACCATATTAGGAACCATAGTAATCTTGGATGGTCTGTGCAACACGGTATCGGGAACGGCGCCCCGGGAGCAGGTGGGGCTGCAAACGTAACGGATTGGGGATATGCTCACCCCCGCGGTCACTCGGCCGGAGAATACGGAACCAAAGGTATGGTGACCGTATATGCATACAAATAAGGAAAAATTAACATGGCGTTAAGAGGATTAATCAATAACAATGAACCTGGACGAATCTGTGAAATTGTGGAGGCCGGGAATGAATTTGAAGTGCATGAATCGTTCCACTGGACAGACTTGCCAGATGGCACAACTACAGCAGATACATTGAATCCAGATGGTACAGTAACCAAATTTGATATTACAAAGCAACCTGGGTTTGCGGAAAATGCGTACAAAGTTGCAAGGGGCATCGGTTACGGATCAATGGGTGATCAATTAGATATGCTTTTTAAAGAGATCCAGGCTACAGGAACGATAAGTAATACTGGGCCATGGGCAACTCATATCGCTAGTGTTAAGGCCGCGATACCAAAAGATGATCCGTATGCAGTACACGAATGGAATCTGCAATATTGGGAATCTATGCAAGGAAATGTTGCCCCTCAATAAGGGTAAAATATGAATTTCAAAAAGCGATTTTCGGTCGCACATTACGATCAATTTCACGGCGAGTATTCGAGCACATATTACGAAATTATGAAAAATGCAGACCCAGCGTATCTGGAAAGTCTGCATGACATCTATTTCGGCAAATACTTTTACTACGAATACAACGGTGTTCAAAAGAGGTGCGGCAATCCAATGGGTGTCGAAGCAAGTGATGAACAAATCGATTACTTGTTTAAGATCCAAGAAGAGTTTGGTGTTGAAATCAGTTTGACATTCAACACTGTTGAAGTGCCGCATGAAGTGGTTTGGGATGAGAATGTTCGTGCTCAGTTTGTGGAATGGATTGGCGGATACTATGATCGTGGCCTTCGCAGTTGCACAATGAGCAGTGAACACATTTTGCGTATGGGCGTACTTCAAGCCAGATGCCCGGATATGCGCTGGAAAAGCACAGTTAACCAAATTGTTGCAGATGCACAGCAGTTTATTGATTATGCATACTTGGGCTACAATACAATCTTGCTAGACCGCAGTTTAAACCGCAATATCCGCGAGTTAAAGCGTATTAAACGAGCCCAGGACTACTTGAACAGTCTTAATCCTAAAAAGCGTGTGCTGACTAGTTTATTAGTCGCCGAAGCATGCATATACCATTGTCCTTTTAAGAAAGAGCACGACAGTGTGGGTGAAGTAATTGGAACCAACTACTTCCGTGGCCCTGCGGATCTAAGTTGTAACGGCTGGCGCCAGCATGGAGAGTTTGCTGAATTGCCACGCTCGGGTATTAACGTTGTGGCCGGCCAAGCAGACACCTTCAAAGAGTTTGCCGAGCTAGTAGACATCTTTAAGTACTCGGGACGTTTAACAAGTCCGATGTTTAAAGCAGAAGATGCAAAGCACATGCGAGCGGTGTGGTATTATGATAATATCAACAAGTTTAAACAATCAATATCATTTGCCGGGCAAACAGTGTATGCCGACAGTTTTGACGAAGTAGTTGAAAACAATCTGGGGCCAATTCACAATTGGATTCCGGGGTGGATTGATACACGGTACACTAAAGAAAATTGGCGCAAAACATACAAGCCGTACACCGGTATCTGGGCAACAGATCCGGGTAAGCGATTAGAAAAGATTCTACGCACATGTCGCAACCAATGTTGGGATTGTCATGAGTGCGAGCGCACTTTTGGTATGCAAGACATTGACAGTGCTCTACAAATTCGCAAGTCAGGTGATCAATGAAAGAAGTGATTATATTTGATGACTTATTGCCGCAAGGCTATGCAGACCAACTCGAAGCCGACTTAATGAGCATGCCGTTTCCGTGGCATTACATTGACGATGTAACTAACCAAAGCTACGGGTCCAACTCGGGTTTTGCTCATCTAGCATTTGACTTAGGTAAGCAACCCACCGAGTGGTACCAATTTCTTAAACCGATTGTGTATCACATTGAAGAAGTTCAGGGCAAGCGTATGCTTGAGCTTTTGCGTATCCGAGTTGGGCTACTAATGCCGACTACGGAAGCTGACTACAGTCACAATACCCCGCATGTGGATTTTACATTCCCACACTACACTGCCTGTTACTATGTCACTGACAGTGACGGCGATACAGTTGTATTTGATCAGGCGTTAACTGATGCCAAGTTGGACAACGTCACAGAGCAGGGTATAGTTGATTATGTAAAAGGCACCGAGTTCACAGTGCTAGGGCGAGCAAGCCCGAAGAAGAACAGTGTATGTATATTCGATGGACTAAAATTCCATGCGAGTACTAAACCAAAACATCACAGTAGAAGAATCGTAATAACAATTAACTATGTATCATAATATCAAATCAATTTGTATCGTGGGCGGTGGTAGCAGTGGGTGGATGACAGCCGCAGCAATCTCTAAGATGTTGCCCGACATGGAACTAACATTGGTAGAAAGCTCGGCTATCCCCACAATTGGCGTGGGAGAAAGTACAATTGGGCACATTAATCAATTCCTAACAATGCTGGGTCTTAAAGATGAAGACTGGATGGCAGCGTGTAATGCCACGTACAAGACTAGTATCAAGTTTATTGACTTTAGGGACAATCCTGGCGAGCAACCTCATAAGTTCCATTACCCGTTTGGTATCTTTGACTTCTCGGACAAACCACGTGGTGCAATGGAATGGTTTTTAGCCGCAGCGGACCGCGGCGACATTGATCCAAGTAACTTTGCAGAGTTTTATCATGATGCAATTTTAATGACTGATCAAAACAAACTAACAAAGAACGAAGACTTTAAGATTCGCGGATTTAAGTTTAAGCAAGACACAGCGTATCACATGGATGCAGCTTTGTTTGGAAACTATTTGCGCGATAATCTCTGCTTGCCATTTGGTATGACACATATCGTTGATACGGTTGATCGAGTAGTACAACGTGAAGACGCAAGCATTGAAAAGATTGTTACCAAAGAAGGTAAGCACATCCACGCAGATTTGTTTATTGATTGTAGTGGCTTTAGAAGCATATTGTTGGATCAAACACTAAACGAACCGTTTGTTAGTTTCCACGACACGTTATTAAATGACCGTGCAGTTGCAACAGTTATTCCGTATATTGACAAAGATGCAGAGATGGAAAACTACACATCGTGTACAGCCATTGAGGCTGGATGGGTTTGGAACATCCCGTTATGGAATCGAATCGGTACCGGGTATGTTTACAGTAGCAAGCATGCAACAGAAGAAGAAGCAGAAGCTCAGTTCCGTAAACACTTGAAAAGCAATCGCATGATTTTCCCTGATGCAGCACGAGCAGATGAGTGCGAAGTGCGTCACATTAAGATCAAGCATGGTGTACATCAACGTGCATGGGTCAAGAATGTTGTTGGGATCGGGCTTGCAAATGGATTCATTGAGCCACTTGAGAGCACAGGACTGATGCTAACTCACGAAGGCATTATCAAACTTGTTAGTGCGTTACTGATGCGTAAAGGTCGGGTAAGCAACTACGATGTTGACTTGTTTAACTTTGGATTCCAGGAACAGATTATCGGGTTTAAGGACTTTATTAGTCAACACTATGCGTTGAGTATGCGCAATGATACGCCGTATTGGCAAGAAGTCTCTGGTAAGGTAACTTACTCACACGGCATGAACGGTACTGAAAACTTGGCTGGGTTTAGTCATGGAGCCCAATCTCGCACAGACTTGGCATTTAGGTTGCATCGTAATCGCATGTTTGACCAAGGCATGGGTGGTATCATTTACATTGCAGCGGGAATGGGATACAATCCAGTAGAATCAAACTTCTTGCGCCACGAAGACGAAAGAGTGCATGAGAGCCCGGAAATGCGAGCACCTGTGTACGAGAATTGGCTAAAACATAAAGAAGAAGTGCTTGAGCATATCAAGACATTACCGACTCACTACGAATTCCTACGCGATAATATCTATAATTCCAAATAAATATTGGATATGATTAACAAACTCTATAGAACAAATTATGGTGGTGAACTGATAGTAAACAGTTCAACCTACTCCAACGGTAAGTGGGAATTTGATAAGGAGTTTGTTTATTCTATTATGTCGCCACAACAATTTGGTAAGAGTGCGTTGGTAATAGGGAATGGCATCAGTAGATCAAAGTTTGACCTGTCTTACATTAAGAATCATAAGAATGGTTCAATTGCAGCAGGCGCATTAAAAACATACGGGTGCAATGCATTATATCGAGACTATACTCCGCATTTCTTAGTAGCAGTCGGTAAAGAGATAACACAAGAGATTGTTGAGTCCCGCTACACTGAACAGAACATTGTGTATGCTCCAACGGTATCGCATGTTGCCCATCCGCACAAGTTCTATAGAATCCCGCAAGATCCAAATTGGCACGCCGGTGCAATTGCAGCATACATGGCATGCTTCGACGGGCACAGCAAAGTTTACCTATTAGGGTTCGATGGAATTGATTCAGTTAGTCACAGTTACAATCTATACGAAGGCACAAACGGATATGCTGCTTTGCCTTATGGGTATAGTGAAGAATTCTGGGTGCAAGCAATGACTGAAGTTTTTAGCACATACTCTGAAGTAGAGTTTGTGAGAGTAGCGCCAAATCGAGATTATAGAATTCCTGAAGCATGGAAGTATGTAAAGAACTTCCGTCAAATTGACTTCAACGAGTTTGCCACTGAAGCAGACTTATAAAACGTGCTCTAACGTTTTAATTTTATCTAATATGCTTTGAAAATTGAATGTGCGCCAGACACCTGGGTGCAACGGCTTTGGGTGGTCGTTGACGCTAGTCCATGCATACCCACGATGCTCGTGATTTAGTTCTGGAACAAACTCACGGTCTACACAGATCAAGTATGTGTGGTACTCGAATTTGGCATTGTCGCTGGTAAAGTGTTCGAGCGGAATAACTTTACTGTAGGATACAGTGCCAATCTCTTCGGTGATTTCTCTAGTTAGTGCCTGTGCAGGGGTTTCGTTAACTTCGACTTTGCCGCCTACTAATCCCCAATGGCCGTTATGCTTGTTCCCATTTCGCAACAGGAACAAGTATCGTTTTGTTTGCTTGCTATAGAATAGTGCGCCTACGCCTACAGTATGATTGACCATTCGCCTTCTCGATATACTCCCTCAATTGACTTGGTCCACTGACCGCCTAGCCATTTGTATTGAGTATTAGTAGTTAAGTTTGTTACATATTCTACTTGAGAGTGTGTGGTGCTGTCAAGGCTTACAGTCCAGTTTGAACCATTATATTGAATGATGTCGTTTGCGTGAGCAATTAAGCTGCCCCATGCCACGCTAGAACTTCCGGTTTGCCCGATGTCTTCTAGGATTAGATATCTAGTGCCAGTTGCAGGAGTCAACAAGTTAAGTTGATCTACGTTAACTGTTTGTGGATTAATAACAGCGTTAATTGGCGACAGTGTATTAGCTGGCGCAGTGTCAGTGTCGACGGTAAACAGTAATAACGTATCGTCGGTTGGGTGATATGCAACAGTGCCGACTAGCTCAGTTAAATTAGTGTATCCAACAGTCTCATCGTACTCCGATGCTAACTGCAATCGAACTTGACTAATGCCGTCCTGCAAGCTGCCGTACATGTCAATGAGCGTGTGCCATGCATCCGCAGTACCTACCTTATCAGTTTGTTCTGCATTAACTAACTCGGACTTCTTGATTAGTTTTAAGGTATTGCCAACAAACAATACGCCGTATCCTAGAGGCGTAAGCATTTTCCGTGCTAGTAAATTGCTTTCTAGCAAACTGTTCTCATCAATGTTACCATTTGCATCAAATATGCTGGTAATAATTTTATGCACAACACCTAGTTGTTTAACTTTTGCAGGGCTACTGATCCAAATTGGAATCTCAAAAGTCATGGTATAAATGTCAATTGGCTCTTCAGTCCCAGTTGGCACACTTCGTCCTGTCCAATTAGTATCGGTTAAGGTTACTGTGCTTAAACTAGTCCAGTCAATGTAGTTGTCTGTGCTTTGGATCTCTAAGCTAGGATTAAAGATTGCACCAATCTGTTCAAACAGTTGTAGCTTTTGCTCAGTATTACTGGTCCAAATGTCTAGCTTCAGTGTCATTTTGTAAGGCACCGGCATCATGCGTTCGATTGTGTACGCAGAATCTTGGGTAGTCCCGTATTCGCCTGTGGTTGGGTTGTAGCTCTTTTGACGGATCTGCATCTTGCCCACAAAGGACGGATCTTGTGTGCGGCTTTGATCGTATTGCATACCGCTAATATATGCAGCCATTGCGGGCACAGCGTTTAATGTGTTTTCACTGTTATTGCGTAAGATCATTGCAGCTTGTCTACTTGCATCACCGTAATATACAGGAACACGTTGCAAGACAGTTTGTCCGTTACGATCCTTTCCAAACTCCACTTGGAAGTTACTCATCATGCGTATGAATTGAGTCAAGAATCGACGTACTTGTCCGTCATAGTGAAATTGAGTAGCCATTAGTTATCCGCCTTAGGTTTAAGAGCTTTACTAAGCCCTTGCAAGGTATTATGTGTACCACCACTGTGGTCAGTGTATGTAGTAGTGTCATTGACGAATCCGCTACGTTGTGTCTTGTTATCTGGGCCGGGTGTTAGATTGGTTCTGACTGCATCTTCAATCTTAACCCAACGATTGCCGTTGTATCTAAATAGTCGGTTAGGCACATAGTCCAAGCGTAGGTAGTAATCGCCGTTGTCTGGTGCTTCTGGGAAAACAATGCCGGCAGCAACAGCTAGGCCGTTTGGTGCAAGTCCGTCGCCTGTTAAGTAGCCGTGTACTTTGTCTTGTGGAGTCACTGCATCCTCGTCTGGATATACATCGGATTTAATATATAGTCCGCTTGTGTCGTAACCGCTCTTAGGAAGATCAATTTCGGCTTGATCAATGATGGCATCGTTTATGTTCTGGAACTTTTGGATGGTGCTCAGGATATCGCCGATTGGTGATGTGGTGTTAGTACCGGTACTCACAGGAATGTTATTAAGTATGTCTTTGTATTCTTGGCTATCAGTTAGCGGATTCAACTTAACACGCCAGATGTGTGGCCACCAAGTTGGGGTAAACCCTTCGCTACCAAATTGTGCATCGCTGCACACATAAAATCTTTTAAGAGCAACAGGTAAACTTTGGTCTAATGCGTTATAATCAGTCAAGTGCTGCAACTCAATAACATCGCCGTTCATGATTTTACGTCCTAGCGTATCAACCATGTCGTTTAAGTGGAATGTCATAAACAGTGTACCAGTTTGCAAAAATAGTCCAAATTGACTTAGGTCAAAACTGTTGTCTTGCACTTGGTATTGCCCGCGCAAATCGTAAACGCTAGTGTCGTACTTGCGATCACGATTTTCTAGGAACAGCAAGTCCTGAATGTTCATTTCGCTTTGGTTTGTGTAAACTGGTTTTGTAGCATCAGTGCTGCCAGTTTGCTCGATTGGCCCTAGGTATTTGTGCAAATACACACCCACACCGCCGATGGTAAACATTTCACTGATTCTACGATCTAGAAATTTATAGTCGTTGCTGTGTTTACCGTTTTTCCAAAGGCTTAACCGTGCCATACTTGTTCCTCAATGTAGTATTTATGGCTTGATTTGTTATCCAAAAGGTTGTACAATATACTCATGCTTAAAACACACCAAGCCCATCATGATGAGTTAGATGCTTGCCTGACGGTGCTGCAAAATACTCACAATATAGTGACTAAAAGCACATTGTGGAAGTTTTACAACAATCTGCGTCTTGCTTGGGTTGCGCTTGACAACGAAATGATTACTTGCAGGCGCCTTAATAAAGTAACACCAAAGTATAAAGACTTGGAAAGTGAGTTTACTTCGCATTACAAAAACTTTGAACAATGGCAAGTTATGGCAGCACTAATGTATTAACTTGATGCATAAAGTAACATGTGCTATAATAAGCTCATGTATAAAGTAATATGTGAAAATACCACATGGGAACTGCACTCATTGGATGCAGCAATGGCCCATGCTAAGACATTAAACAAGTTTGTAACTATCCAAGGCCCAGACTTTGAGATAGTTGGAATGTTTGGCGTTGATAGCGTCAAGAATGGCAAATGCCCAGACGGAATTGAGTACGACTGGAACAAAGCGAGCCGAATTGGCGCACCTAAACGGGTTCGCGCATGACACAAACAACTACACCCGAACAAGATTTAGTTTACCGTCTGCGTAAACGTGCCGAAATCCGTCGGCAAATTGCCACTCGTAAGTCAGTGCAAGAAGGCAAGCCAGACCGCATCAGCGACTTGCTGGAAGAAGCAGCCAGCGAAATTGAACGATTGAGGGGCACAGATGCGTAAATGGTTTGAGCGTTGGGCCGCTAGACGAGCGTTTAGGACCCTGTTGCTGTTCCATGACTTGAACATGCACAAGTTTAATCCGACTGAATCGGCTTACCTAGTCTTGACATTAGACAAAATTCGTAGTGTAATGCACGAAGACTAACACATAGCTGATAAATTAAGTTATAAGGATTATTATGGCGACCGTAGCTGGCATTAAGATTAAAGTTAAAGCACCTAGAGCGGTGCGTATTGCATTTGCAGACGAAAAGTACACTGGGTCCGAACCAGTTTGGCCCGAAGAGGCTAAAGATTGGGACAATGACAAGTTCGACAGCTTTCTGCGTAAGAGTTTTTACTACTACAATTACTACTACAGTCAGAAAGACTGCAAGAAGTACGTGGTGGAGTGGCTGCAAAAGAACAGCAAGCTATCCATTGAAGAAGTTAAAGCCTTTAACCGCGCAGGCGACCGCTTGCTACCAATGACAGTGTGCAGTTTGATTATGGCGCATCGTAACGGAATGCCATTCCGTGGACGCCATATTGAGTTTATTGTTAACAGCGTTATGGATGTTGTGGCACAAGCAGAACCAGAAGTAGTAGAAGTAGCTGAAGGTGACAAACCTAAGGCATACGTGCCTACAATCCAGGATCGCTTAAACGAAAAGACCAGCGAAATCATTGGTGAGCTCGAAGGCATTTACGACGATATTGCAACAGGGGTAAAGAACCCCACTAAGCTGTACGACTTTTTGGTTAGTAACAACGTGGTGCAAAGCCAGTTAGGTAAGTATGAAGAACTTTACAACAGGCGTAAAGACGAACTATTACTCGCACAGTCTAAAAAAGACGAGCAAGTTAAAGAAGGTTATAGCCACCTTAAAGCCGCTGACTTCAAACGAATTATTGGGTGGATCGACGACCTCCTATCGGCCGTGGATCAGTACCGCGGGGTTAAAAAGGCAACAAAGAAGGCTCGAGTTAAAAAAGCTCCAAGCAAAGAAAAGTTGGTTGCAAAGCTCAAGTATGCAAAAGATGATAAGACCCTTAAGATTGTGTCTATCAATCCTGCAGACATTGTTGGATCAGCAGAGCTTTGGGTATACAATGCCAAAACTAGAAAAATTGGAAAGTATGTTGCAGCCGCGTATCACACTCTCAGTATTAAAGGCACGACCATCGTCGGGTACGATGAAGATAAATCTGTCGCAAAGACTCTACGAAAGCCCGACGAGCAGCTTAAAGAGTTTGCTAAAGCAGGTAAAATCGCTTTGCGTACCTTCATTAAAGATATCAAAGCCGTAGAAACTAAGCTGAACGGAAGAATCAATGAAGATGTCTTACTACTTAAAGTCGCCTAACACTGACCCCAAGTTCCTGGACCGGGTCGACAAGGAATGTGAGTGGATCGAAAACAAAATCAGGCAGGTTGAGCGTACTAAACTACCTAAGCGCCCAGGTGCAATGGCAGAAATTCGAGACCTGCAACGTCAGTTGCGACACAGGGAGCTAGAGTTAGCATTCACTGGGCCCGAGTGGGCAAAGTACGAAAAGTACGGTATTTGGGAATCACTAACGTCCTAATAGACAAGTCCTGCAATCAGTAATAAATACTGGTAACAGGACTTTTTCTATGGCCACACAAGATACAAGCATCTACGATGCAAAGGGTAATTTACTTACTGACAGTTTATTCAGCGCAAACACTGGCACAGGCGGCGGGCATATTGCCAACGATCCTTCGCAGTTTGACAGCGCAAACGCTAAACGTGCAGAGATCACTGACTATATTCGTTTCCGTTTAGCTGACGGTATTGTTGACGTTGAACTAGATAAAGAACACTACGAAATGGCTATTAACCAAGCGTTGATCAAGTATCGCCAACGCAGCAGCAACGCAGTAGAAGAAAGCTATGCATTTTTGAAACTGTTGCCTGAAACGCAAGAATACATCTTGCCCAAAGAAATCATTGAAGTTCGTCAGGTATTTAGACGTGGTATTGGTAGTGTTACTGGGACCACAGCAAGCCAATTTGAACCGTTTGCAAGCGGGTATTTAAACACTTACATGCTGGTTGCAGGCCGTGTTGGGGGTCTTGCCAACTACGAATTGTTTGTGGGCTATCAAGAACAAGCAATGAAAATGTTTGGCGGGCACATGAACTACACATGGAACCGAGCCACACGTAAACTAACAGTTGTTCGTAAAATGCCATTCCAGAGCACTGGCGCAGCAACTACAGCAGACGCAGAAGCATGCTTGGTTTGGTGCTACAACTACAAACCAGATTGGATGCTGTTTAGTGATCATATGAGCTTTCCGTGGTTACAAGAATATGCATACAGTTTTGCTAAACGTCTATTAGGCGAAGCTCGTAGCAAGTTTGCTAGCATTGCTGGTCCGCAAGGTGGCACACAGTTAAACGGGGTTGCATTAATTGCAGAAGCAAAAGAAGAAATTGTGGCATTAGAAGAAGAGCTTAAACGCTTCCAAGACGGCGGTATGCCAATGACATGGATAACAGGATAAACATATGAAAATTAACGAAATCATTACAGAAGCTAAAGCGATTACCCAACGTCTTGATGCTAAATGCTGGAAAGGCAAGCACAAAGAAGGTACCAAGATTAAAGGTGGCGTAAGAGTTAATAACTGTGTTCCTAACGAATCAATTGAAGAAGAGTGGAGCAAAAAATATAAAGACAGTATCAATTGCTCTGACCCAAAAGGCTTCTCGCAAAAGGCGCATTGTGCAGGCAAAAACGAAGATATTGAAGTTGCAGAAGGGCACGGACGTTACTATTGCTCAACCGATAAGAAATGGAAAACCCGCCAAGGTCCAAAGCAGACTCGCGCTAGCGAATCGTTGGACGAATCGTTGGATAAACAGTTTGACATTATTGAAGAAATGGTCAACAGTTTAGCTGAAGAACACGGTGTTGATGCTGACGTTATTTGGGAAGACTTTGAATCGGTTGACGACAATGAACTCTACGAAACAGCAGCCTGGCGCCGCAAAGCTGGTAAAAACAAAAACGGCGGACTAAATGCCAAAGGTGTTGCTAGCTATCGTCGAGAGAACCCGGGCAGCAAGTTGCAAACCGCAGTTACTACTAAGCCTAGCAAATTAAAGAAGGGCTCTAAAGCAGCTAAACGCCGCAAGAGCTTTTGTGCTCGTATGAGCGGGGTCAAAGGCCCAATGAAAAAGCCAAACGGTAAACCGACTCGTAAAGCACTTGCTTTACGTAAATGGAATTGCTGATGAGATCGAGTGAGTTTATAACCGAAAGCCTGAGCAGAACAGCGTTCCATTACACTAATAACAAAACAGCGCTAGCTATTCTAAACTCTGGTGTGTTCCAGCTTAGTGGATCTATTGGTAGTATAGAACAGCAATATGCACCGATGGGGTATCCGTACTACATGAGCACGACTCGTACTCGTCGTGGCGGGTACCACAGAGCAATTGGCGAGCAAGCTGCATTATTTGTGTTAGACGGTAACTGGTTTAACAATCATTATCCTTCTAAGCCTGTTGACTACTGGGAAAACAGAAACCCTACACTTGGGCATCACAGAGATTCTGAAGCCGAGGACCGTGTGTTTAGCAAAGAGCCCACTATTCCAATTGGCGGCATCACTGCAATTCACTTGTATTGCGATCCAACTGCTAACGACACAGTTAGAGCATGGACACGCCAAGCACTGATTGCAGCAAAGCGTCTAGGAATCCCAGCATACTTCTACACAGACAAAGCGGCATGGCAAAACTTTGACACTCGTAAACAGGGTGATGTTAGTACGTTAACGGGTCAAGAGCACACAGGCGGATGGACAAGCCGACATAAAGGCTATTTGCTACCGTGGATGGAGCTACTGCAAGCCAAAGAGCGCTCGCAGTTAAGCAAGCAAGCTGAAAAATTGCGCTATGCACTACAGTACGGATATAACAAAGAAGATGCAGTCCATGGCTTAAAAACAGACCTTAGTAATGCACGTAAACCTAATGGCGGTGCAGACCGTGCTAACGCAGTTAAGATTTATAAGTTCATGAGACAGAATGGGTTCATAACCATTTCTAGCTTTGTTAATGCGATAGCAGAAAAGTGGAAAGAGCCCGAACAACGGACATAACACATTTGACACCGCTTGACTAGATAATATAAAATGCTCTGTAATAAAGGGCATTTTTTATGATTATTGGAATTTGTGGTTTCATTGGCAGCGGCAAAGACACAGCCGCAGACTATTTGTGCAACTTTCACGAGTTTAGGCGAGAGAGTTTTGCATCTACTCTTAAGGATGCAGTGTCAAATGTGTTTGGTTGGGACAGAGACATGCTCGAAGGTCGCACCAAACAAAGTCGCGAGTGGCGTGAGCAACAAGATGAATGGTGGAGTACACGACTAGGCATGCCAATTACTCCTCGTTGGGTGTTGCAGAACTGGGGCACTAATGTTTTACGTGCTCACTTCCATGATGACATTTGGATTGCTAGCTTAGAAAACAAGTTACGCACTACTAAGGACAGTATTGTTATCAGTGATTGCCGTTTTCCTAATGAAATCAGTGGGCTCAAAGCCCAAGGAGCTAAAGTAGTATGGGTGCAGCGTGGTCTAACGCCGCATTGGTACAGTATTGCTGAAACTGCAAACAGGGGCGACACTAAAGCAATTGAGTGGTTAGCTAAAGAAGGGATCCATGCCAGCGAATACAGTTGGGCAGGAACTCCGTTTGATGCTATTGTAGATAACAACGGCAGCATTGAGCAACTGTATGCGCAGCTTAAAAATCTGGTAGTATAGGACCGGGTTTCCAGGGCAACTTGCTTTTGTTAACTTCGATTGCACAGTTAGCGCAGATAGTTTTTAAGTTAGCCCAGTTGTTATTGTTTAATTTGCCATCCACGTAGAACACCTGTAGTTGTTCTTGGTGCTTGGCAACAAAGCCGCATTTTTCGCAATGCGGCTTTTTCTTGTACCCGCTAAGTGCCCATGCTGGCCGTTTGGGCTTTAATTTCTTGCCTTTTCGTAAGCAGCTATCGCATTGCTTTCGGTAATACGTGATATCGTTCTTTTTACAGTTGATTGCTACCGGCCTTGCATTGCATGTAGGGCATATTGGTCGTTGATCCATAGTGTATTTATAGTGCAAACCTTAATTAAGGGCACCGTAACAGCCCGTTTTTATCATATCCAAATAAATATTGATATCGTGTATTATAAAGGAAACACAATATGGCACTAGTATCACCAGGTTTACAGTTAAGCGTAACCGATGAAAGTCAATACGTTCCAGGCGCAGTTGGATCTGTCCCGTTGGTACTATTGGCTACCGCACAAGACAAAACAAACCCAACCGGCGCAACCGCAGCTGGTACAACCAAAGCTAACGCAGGTAAATTGCAAGCGTATGCTAGCCAACGTGAGTTGGTGAGTGCTTTTGGTTATCCCGCATTCCAACAAAGTGCAGCAGGTACGCCTCTACACGGTGATGAGCGTAACGAGTACGGTTTGTTGGCAGCGTACAGCGCATTAGGTATCAGCAACCGTGTTTATGCAATTCGTGCAGACATTGACGTTGCTCAACTTAACGCTACCGCAGTTCGCCCAACAGGCACTGTTGCAGATGGCACCTACTGGCTAGACCTAGTCGACACTGACTGGGGTATCACAGAATGGGACGCTACAGCAGGCACTTTTACAAAGAAAACTCCAGTAGTTATTACATCTGCATCTGAGGTTACTAACGTTAGCGGTGTTAACGTGCCAGTTTCTAGCGTAGGCGAAATTGGTTCTTATGCAGTAGCATTGAGCCCATCATTGGGTGGCGCATACAATGGCAGCGTATGGTATGTATTCAAGAAGTTGTCTGACAACTCTTGGGCCAAAGTTGGCGATCGTAACTGGATGAACGATAACCCAACTATCCGCGGAACCACAAGTGCCCCGATCATTGCTTCTAGCACTCCAGCTGCTTCTATCGTTATTAACGGTACAACAGTTACAATCGGTAGCACTTCGGTTAACAAGTCGTTGGCTGACGTTGTTGTGTCGATTAACGCCGCAGCAATTGATGGTGTAACTGCTCGTTCAGTTAACAGCCGCTTAGAGATTTTGGCAACTGATTTGTCTGAATCTAATGGAACAACAGCGGACGGTAAGGTTATTATTGCTAACGGATCGCAAACTCCATTGGCTACCTTGGGAATTACTGCTGGCACTTATGCTCGCCCAACCGCAGTGTATGGCACATACGTTGAAATCCCAGCTTGGAGAAGCACTGACACTCTACCACGTCCATCGGGCAGCGTTTTTGTTAAAACTACTGCAATCGGTTCTGGATTGAATGTAGTGGTTAAGAAGTTCAGCGCATCTACACAAACATGGAATGTGCAAGCAGACACAGCTTACAGCTCTCCACAAAATGCAGTTTACGGTCTAGACCCAAGTGGCGGTGGCTACAACATTGCAGCAGGTTCTTTGTATGTTCGTTATAACATTGACAATGCTGGCTATGTAACATTTAAGCCATACTACCGTCGTGCTAGCGGTGCAACTAAGATCGTTGCTGATGTAGTATCTGCAAGTCCATTCACTCTAAACGATTCGTTTATCTTGTCTACTTCGTCAATTGGCAACAGCACAATGACATCGTATACCATTACCTTAAGCGGTACTGGTCGTGCAAACTTCGTATCGTCTGTATTGGCAGCTAATATCCCTGAAGTTACCGCAGCAGTTGAAACAAGTGGTGCAATCAGCTTAACTCACAAGTATGGTGGTGAGATCACTCTTGCAAACAGCGTAGGAACTCCTATTGCTGATGCTGGTTTTAGCACATCGGTTACTGGTGTACAATCTAGTGCATCCGGTGCATTGGAATTGAGCAACTTTAGCTCGTTGTCGTACACATACAGCGTCACTGAGCCAACACAAGATCCAGAAGATGGAACATTGTGGTACTACGGTTCTGCAACTGAAGTTGATATCATGATCAATACAACTACAGGTTGGAAAGGCTACCAAAACGAAACTACTGATGCACGTGGTTACGACTTGAGCGCAACTGACCCACTAGGTGTTATTGTTAGCGCAAGCAAACCAACTACACAAACAGATAGCAGCGCATTGGTTGCTGGTGATTTGTGGTTAGACACAAGCGATTTAGAAAATTGGCCAGCACTAAGCCGTTACAACGGTACAGCATGGGTTAAGATTGACAACACTGACCAAATTGGTCAAAACGGTATTGTGTTTGCTGATGCACGTTGGGCAACAGCAGGTACAGTTGACCCAATTAGCGGTTCGTTGCCAAGCGTTGTTGACTTGTTGGCTAGCAACTATGTTGATCTAGACGCTCCTGATTATCGCTTATACCCACGTGGTGCATTGTTGTTTAACACACGCCGCAGCGGATACAACGTTAAGCGTTTTGTAAGCAACTATTTCAGCGAAGCTAACTTCCCGGATGACACATTGCCAACCGTTGCAAATGCATGGGTTAGCGCTAGCGGTCTCAAGGACGATGGCAGCATGTATGCTGGTCGCCAAGCTCAACGCCAGATGGTAGTCACTGCTCTTAAGGCAGCAATTGACGGAAACACAGCAGTTCGTGAAGACCAATTTGCTTTCAACTTAATTGCAGCACCTGGTTATCCAGAGCTGATTGCTAATATGGTTGCATTGAACAACGATCGTGCAAACACAGCGTTTGTTCTAGGTGATTCACCATTCCGTTTAGCACCTAACACTGTTGATCTAGTTAACTGGAGCAACAACAGCGACAACGCAACTGGTTTGTCAACTAACGATCCTTACCTAGGTGTTTACTACCCAGGTGCAGCACAAACTAACGATGTGCAAGGCAACACTGTAGTGGTTCCAAGCAGCCATATCACATTGCGCACATTCTTGCATAGCGATAATGTTAGCTATCAGTGGTTCGCTCCAGCTGGTACACGCCGCGGATTGATTGACAATGCAACTAGCGTTGGATACATTGATGCAGCAACAGGCGAGTACAATGCAATTGGTGTAAACCAAGGTCTACGTGACACATTGTACGAAAACCGTATCAACCCGATTACTAACTTGCCAGGTGTAGGTTTAGTGGTTTGGGGTCAGAAGACTCGTAACCCAGTTGCAAGTGCAATGGATCGCGTAAACGTGGCACGTTTGGTAAACTATATCCGTACAATCCTTGCAAGCGTAGGAAACGGATTCTTGTTTGAACCAAACGACAAGATCACTCGTGATCAGTTAAAGACAATCATCAGTGGTTCGTTGAACGACTTGGTAAGCAAGCGCGGCGTATACGACTACTTGGTTGTATGTGACGATAGCAACAATACACCGACACGTATTGCACGTAATGAATTGTATGTTGATATTGCTATTGAGCCAATGAAGGATGTTGAATTTATTTACATTCCAATTCGCTTGTATAACCCAGGCGACATTGCAAAACTAGGCGCATAAAGTAGGTACATAACGGGATCGTAACTGGTCCCGTTAACTACCCAAAATAAGGTAAATACCTATAACAGGAGATTAAGATGGCAGTATCGTCACTAACAAGATTAACAGTACCATTAGCTACAAACCAAAGTGCATCGGCACAAGGTTTGTTAATGCCAAAACTCAAATATCGCTTCCGCGCAAGTTTTGAGAACTTTGGAGTGAGTGCTGACAAGACAGAATTAACTAAACAAGTTATGGACATCAAGCGTCCAAGCGTAAACTTCAATCCGATTACACTTGACGTTTATAACAGTAAAGTTTACCTACAAGGTAAACCAGAATGGCAAGAAACTACCATCAACTTGCGCGACGATGCTGCTGGCAATGTCAGTCGCTTGGTTGGTGAGCAAGTACAGAAGCAATTTGACTTCGCTGAACAATCTAGTGCAGCAAGTGGTATTGACTATAAGTTCTTGTTGCGTTACGAAGTATTAGACGGCGGCAACGGCGCTAATCAACCTAACGTGCTTGAAACATGGGAATTGTACGGCTGCTTAATTAGCAGTGTGGATTATGGTGACATGAACTATGCAACCAATGATCCAGTTACAATCGCATTAACAATCCGTTTCGATAACGCTGTGCAAACACCGACTGGTGCAGGCATTGGCTCGATTGTTGGGCGTACATTAGGTACTATGGTTACTGGTTAATCCAGACGAACATATAATATAGTAGGACTAATTTAGCCCGGTTTCGACCGGGCTTTTTTGTGACTAAATAATACAAATAGGACGAATATCTTGAGCATTAACCAATTCTTTAAGCAACTCGGTAAAGGAGATCAGATTAAAGATTATCAGCATGCATCTAAATTGTATGTTGGTGACAACTTTAAACTGGCACCGAGACAGGGCTTCCTATACCACGTATTCTTAGATTTAGATCCGTCGTTCTTAAATCGTGTTGGTAGTGATCCGCGAATTCAAGCAGGTATGCTAGTTAAAAGTGTTGACCTACCAAAGTTCTCAATTGATACTAAGTCCCTGAACAGCTACAACAAATATAACATTGTACAGACAAAAGTAAAATACGATCCTATTACAATAGCCTTCCACGACGATCACGCAGACGTTGTTCGTAGTATATGGTTTCAGTATTACAATCACTATTACAGAGATGCTGATTTGGGTTACTCTGACCCAACTGGCCAAGTGAATCCGGGTTATAGACAAAATACCAAGTATGGCCAACGTTCAACAAACGACTGGGGTTATACTCCCAAGACTGCAAATACAAGAATTATAAACGCTATTCGCATTTATAGTATGAGCCAAAAGAGATTTGCAGAGTACACTCTAGTAAATCCTATAATCACAAACTTCCGCCATGGGCAGCATCAAGCAGGAAACAGTGAGCCGATGCAGCACGAAATGACCATTAGCTTCGAAGCAGTTTTGTACGGTGCAGGATGGGTAAGTAATCAAACTGTTGCCGGTTTTGCTGACGCAATTTACGATAAGACTCCGAGTCCATTGACACCGGCAGGTGGTGGTACACAAAGTATTATTGGGCCAGGCGGACTAATGGCCACTGCTGATAGTATTGTCGGGGACTTGAGTAAAGAGCCTCCAGCATCTGCCGCAGCGTTCTTTAAGGCATTCCGTGGCTACCAAAACTTAAAAAATACCAACTTGGCCGCAGTTGCCAAGAAAGAGTTAACGCAACTTGGTACAGATATTCTGCGTGGCAATAATCCACTTAATAGACTGTTTGTTCCCAATGCAGGCACTCTTGGTGCAGGGTCTCCAATTTTTGAATATGGTAAAAGCAAGGGAACTGGTAATGCAGGTGCACCACCGGGTAGTATTACAAGCAATGGGGTGGGAGTTGCAACTTCTTCAAGTATGGGAGTAGCAGGAACTTCTCTAGCGGGACTAGGCTCAAGCATTGCCAGTGGTGGCACAGCGGGTTTACTATCAATTGGTGGCCTAGTTGCAGGTGCCGGGGCACTAAACAAACTAATTAAAATTAACCCAACCACTGGTGCGGTGGATAGCGTGTCGACTTTGCCGAATAAGACAGCAGCAGAAACAAAACTGGCCGGTATTGCTGGTGCCAATGTTAATGCACAGGTACAAAATGACTTAGCTGATCCTAGTGCAGTAACGGGCGAAGTAGTAGCAGACGCAACTGATTACGCAATGGAGAACCCGTCCTACTTTGAAAACAATGGCACAGTGTCGTTATCGACTAACCCTGCACAAGCAGAGTCTGCTAATGTAACTTCAGAGACTAGCAACAACGAAACAAGTCCTGGGCTAACCCCAGCCGAGCTTGCAGCGCAAACATTAAGCAATGCCGAGTCTCAAGCGCAATCTGATCCTAACTTTTCAATGAATAATGTGAGATTCTTAGATCTACCAACTGATCAAGGTGACGTATAATGACAACAGAAACACACGTAAATTTAGACCCAATTGATTTATCAGTAAATGATAATACTTCGCCTGTGCGGTATTTTAACAATTACTTTGATCCGTCTATCAATGTAAGTCCAAACGTTGACGCAGCAATTATGACATACTTTGAAGAGTTGTCATTTAATAAACTTTCGGCTAAAGCATTGGCTAGTGCGGTTATATATACAAGCAAGACCCAAGGCGTTGATCCAATGGATACTTTGCGAGAGTTCACAAAGTTGCCCAAGGGTGAACTAAATGCATACTTGGTAATGTTCCTTAACTTACAGCGTAAAGGCACAAGCTATTTAGGTATCACAAATCAGCCTATTACTAACAAATACGTTAACAGAGCTATTCTTCCATGAGCAAGTATGCCCAGGGCAAATTCCAAATGAAAAATCCTGAGAAGTATGTGGGCAATAAAACACCTACGTACCGAAGCAGTTGGGAATTTATGTTTATGAATATGTGTGATAACAATCCGTCTATCATGCAATGGGCAAGTGAAGCAATTCACATTAATTATAGAAATCCGCTAACAAATAGAAGCACAATTTATGTGCCCGACTTTCTGATTGTGTATGTCGATGCTAGCGGAAAACAGCATGCAGAAGTGATTGAAGTAAAACCCACTAAGGAAACTAGCTTAAAAGAAGCCGGTCGCAGCCCAAGAGCACAGGCCGCAGCAATTGTGAATATGGCTAAATGGGAAGCTGCTAGGGCCTGGTGTAAGCAGCAGGGATTAGTGTTTAGAGTAGTAACAGAAAACGATATCTTCCATCAGGGAACCAAATAAATATCGTTATGACTAAAAAATTAGAAGAGCTCTTCAATCTGCCGCCTACTAAAACTGCACCAGACATGACAGTAGCAGAGGCAGTGGCATTCACAGAAGAAAACAAAGACATTATCGCTCAAGTTGACGATGCAATTGACAAAATTGATGCTAGCTTACCACTAGTTAGGGACTTAGAAGCAGGCGACGAAGAGCTCGATGAGCTAGCAAAATTGGCCAAGGATAAGTTTGAAGACCTAATGGACTTGGGCATGAACGTTGATCCTCGTTTCGGGGGCCCGATTATGCAAACAGCAGGGGTGTTGCTAGGACATGCAATTAGCGCCAAGACTGCCAAAATGGATAAGAAGCTGAAAATGATTCAGCTACAGTTACAAAAAGCCAAATTCGATCATCAAGTTAAAAAGGACTCTGCTAAAGGCGGCGACGATGATGAACCAATTGACGGCAAGGGAATGGTATTAGATCGTAATGCATTGCTTGCTCAGATTCTGGAAAAGAATAAGAAACAATAAATATACAATACAGGAACGACTATGAAACCCTACCAACAATACATTTTTGAAATTAACAAGGTATACGAATACCGTGTTAAAATTGCTGGTACTAACCCAACTGGTGAAGTTATGGAGCGTATTAAGAACGCCCTAGATGCATATTGTGTTGAGTCAGTAACTACAGCAAAAAGTATCCCAATCCAAGAACACAAAGACTTTCCAAAGTTAGGCCCAACTGAGTGCTGGATCTTTGAAGTAGCAGTTAAGTACCCAACTACATCAAACCAATTGCGCCAATTAATTAAAGAACGTGCTGGCATTAACCCAGAGTGCGTTTGCGTTTATGGCAAAAACGAGTACGACTTCAACGAAGAATTTGAAGCACATGGCAAAGACCACGAAGGTAGCTTACTAGAGCAACCAGAACTTAAAGCTGACGAAGGTGGGCAAGAGTTAGTGGGTAAAAGTCGTTTTGACAGCTTGCTAAAAGAGCTATCTAGCCGCACATATGAATTCGCTGCAAAAAGCGAAGCAGATGGCAAAACCACAGACACAGAATCTCCAGCAGCAAAGAGTCCTGTTGGCAGCACACAAGTTAAATTACCAACTCCACCTAAAGGATCAGTACGATGAGCAACAGTAACGGAATGTATAACGTTCTAAACATTTTTAAAAAATTAGCACCTAAGCAAGAAGTAACTGCTAAGGAAGAAGCACAAAAGATCTACGAAAGCGTAGAATCTAAAGGTAGTATCCTTGAAGGTGTTGCTCGTGTCGAAGGCAAGCTAAAAGAGCAATTTGCTGCAATGAAAGAGGGCGAAGGCCAGGCAGCATTAAAGAAACAAAAGAACAAGTATAATCAAGCAGCCAAAGATTCTCGCGATGATCAGGCAGGATTTGGTAAAAAGATTGATGATAATAAAAAAGGTCTTCGCGCCAAGGATGTGGACAAAACCGTAGCAGAAGCTAACATTGTTCACAAAGGCACATACGGCAACGATTATGATCTGGACGCTGATGGCAACGAAAAGCCAAAAGCTAAAGCTAAGAACCCAGACGGCCAACGCGGTCGTCCAAAGGCAGAAAAGCCAGCAGAGTACACTAAGAGTCACGATCTGTTTGGCCGTGTTGCTGACACAGCACACAAAGGTGCCAAGGGTACTAAAGTTGCTGGTAAAGCAATGGCAGAAAACGAACAAGCTGGAAAAGTTGAAGCACATGGCGTATCTGGAATGAAATCCAAGCCATGGCGCAAAGTGTTTGCTAGCCAGCAAGCGTTTGAAAAATGGTTAGAGAAGAACGAAGGCAACGTAGAAGTACACGGCACTCGTGAACTTAAAGGTGCAGATGCTACTTTCCGCGAATCTGCAGACTACGGCAATTTAGAAAATGAATACTACTATGTGATTGACACTCAAACTGGTAAAGTCATTGATGGCCCATTTGATAACGTTGGTGAAGTTCCATTACGACTAATGGGATTTGACGGTGGTCATAAAGTTGTAAAAGGTGCAGAATTGAAGGGCGTGGCAGAGGCTTCGTCACGCAAATCGGCTAAGAATCCTTATGCAATTGGCATGGCAGCAGCCATGAAGAGCACTGGCGACAAGCCGCCATTGAAGAAAAGCACTATTAACAAAGCACACAAGATTGCCAAGCAAGTTAACGAAGGTATCAACTTCTCGGACTTGATGAAAGAAACTGAATCTGGTGTTAGCGAAATGTTAGCTGAATTGCAACGTGACATCCAGGAGTACAAAGCAACTGGTAACGCTAGCGACAAGCTAGAAGCGTTCTTAAAGATTCACCACCATGGTAAGAAGCAACTTAAAGACGCTGTTCGCCCAGAAAACATTCCTGCGGTACAACGTAAGCAAGCTGGCCAAGATTTCCCTGCTAGCTTAGATCAAGTGTTCGCTCCTGGTGATAACATCAGCGATCTACGTAATATGCGTACATCCACTGGGCGCGACCCAGAGACAGGACGTCCACAAGGTCTAGACGAGTTAGCTAAACTTGCTGGCTTGACTTTAGAAGGCAAAGCTGATAAAGACTATGACAAAGACGGCAAAATTGAAGACGAAAAGGATGAGGTCATTGGATCTCGTCGTAAGGCTGCTGGGCTAGATGAAGCCAAGCCCGACTTTCTTGACGTTGACAAAGATGGCGATAAGAAAGAGCCAATGAAAAAAGCTCTTGCTGATAAAGAAAAAGTCGACGAGGGCATGGGCGTAATGGGTTGTGCAGCAGACAGCATGGAACAACAGCAAGGCCGTATCAATGTTAGCACCAACATGAGCAGCGATGGTAACAAGAATGTTAACATCAGCGCCGATGGTGATGCAGCTGATCAGTTAATGGCTATGCTAAAAATGGCAGGGTTAGGTGGCGGACAGACTGCTACCAAACTAGCTATTGCTGTTCCTGCAGATAGCGGCGCAGGCGAGCCAGAGATTGAAATGGAAGAAACTGAGCAGTATGCAAATACGCCAGCTGAAGAATACGAAGGTATTGATGCTATTGTTAACCAAGGCGACGATATGAATCGCCAAAAGAAGCAATACGCGGATAAACCTAAAGCCGGCGATAACCCAATGGCAACGCAAGAAGCTATGGATCCAATTAAAAACTTGGGTCGTGATTTGATGGCTGAATACCAATCGTTAAAATTGCAAAAATGAAAATTAACGAAGTTATTGTAGAAACCAGAGCTGGTAAAGTACCTGATGCGTACAAAGAAGCCAGCACTGGTCTACAAACATTTAGCGACAAAGAAGGTACCAACACTGATTACACACATTATCGTTTGGGGCTAGCACTAGCTAGCGCCGACGGTAAAAGTCCGTTAGTGGATATGGACCCAAAGTCGTTTTATGGTAAAAAGCACACTGCACATCCATACACTCAAGAAGAAGTTGAGATGCTAAAACAAGCATACAGAACTGTTGGTGCGAGTGTCGACGATTTGAATAACGGTAACCTAAATAGCTTAGAATTGCCAGACACAAATAAGTCGAGTACCACAGCTAAACCCAAGAAAAACCGTTACGGCGTCTAATGAGAGAACGCAGATTTACTAGTGCAGATTACGTCCAAAGCAGTCAAGGGGAACCTGATGCAGTTATGGATTCGGCCGATCTAGCTAGAATATATCAATTGGCAGGAATTCCCGGACAGGGTATTGCAGAGGATAAAAATGTTGCCGGGCAACTAAGTCCTGTAGGTAGCAACCCTAGCGAAACTGCCGCAGAATTACATAGACTCGAAAAACAACACCACATTAAGCCAGGCACTCCGGAATGGTTCCAGTTGTGGTTCTCTAAACCGTACCTAACAGGCGAAAAGCCTGTGGGCAAAACTGCACCCACAGGCAATACGCTTTTCTCTAAGCCCGGAACGGGCAGTAATTAACCGTTAGCGACTTGGCGATCAAGGCCCAAGTACTGTAGCCAGCTAGGATGGCCTACATGAATCGGGCGATCTTTCCAAGTTTTAATCAAGCTGTGATAGCTAGGCTTAAATGGCATACGCAGAGGCTTCTGCAATTTGTGGCCTTTTTTGCTGTTACATGCTTTGCAGCTAGTTACGCAGTTTTCCCAGTTAGTCCCACCGCCCATAACACGTGGAATCACGTGGTCAATGGTTAGTTCGCCGTTGGGGAAAGTGTCACCGCAATACATGCATTGGTACAGGTCACGCAAATACAAATTGTGGCGACTGAACTTTACACCCTTCTTAAAATTGTAGTAATCCTTTGTAACCGCAACCGCAGGCACATTGATACTCATGTGTTCGCTGCGAATTACGCGATCTTCGTAGGATTCCAAGATCGTAATACGATCAAGGAAGTGCAATTTTAATGCATGCTGCCAGCCGATAACGCTCAGCGGCAAAATGCTGATTGGTTGGTGGTCTGCGTTAAGCAATAGTGTGTCTGCCATTTCATTCTCTTTTCGAAGTTAAAAGACCCAATGTATTTAACCTTTACAGTTTAGCATATATGGATATATAGGTCAACCAAAATATACATAAACTGCACATATTATGTAAATACAGTATGAGCAAAGACATGGAAAATTCTATTGTAAAGACGCCTTACCAAAAGACGTCTTACACAGAGCTGCAAATCTTAGAATTTGCAAAATGTTCCGACCCAGTAACTGGACCTGAATATTTTATGGACAACTACTTCTACATCCAGCACCCTACTAAGGGTAAGATGTTGTATCACCCGTTTGATTACCAAAAGAAGTTGATCCACAACTATCACAACTACCGATTCTCTATTAGTTTGATGCCACGTCAAACTGGTAAATCAACAAGTGCAGCCGGATACTTACTTTGGTATGCTATGTTTGTGCCGGACAGCACAATTCTAATTGCAGCGCACAAATACACGGGCGCCCAGGAAATTATGCAGCGTATCCGTTATGCATACGAACTGTGCCCAGACTTTATTAGAGCAGGGGCAACCAGTTACAACAAAGGATCGATTGACTTTGAAAACGGGTCACGTATTGTATCGCAGACAACCACAGAAACAACTGGTCGTGGTATGTCTATTTCCCTACTATACGCTGACGAATTTGCATTCGTTCGACCCACCATTGCTAAAGAGTTCTGGACTTCCATTTCGCCAACATTAAGCACTGGCGGTAAGGCGATTATTACATCGACTCCAAACAGTGACGAAGACCAATTTGCGTTAATTTGGAAGGGCGCAAACAAGCGCATTGATGAGTTTGGTAACGAAACCGAACTTGGCACAAATGGATTCCGTGCATACCAGGCGAACTGGTGGGAACATCCAGATCGTGACGAACAATGGAAAGCAGAAGAAATTGGACGTATTGGTGAAGAACGTTTCCGTCGTGAACACGGTTGCGAGTTCTTGATCTATGACGAAACCTTAATTAACGCTACCACACTAATTGAAATGGCTGGCATTGACCCAATTGAGCGCCAAGGCCAAGTTCGTTGGTACAAGAAACCAGACAGAGACAAAACGTATGTGGTTGCACTTGATCCCAGCTTAGGTACAGGTGGAGATCCGGCAGCGATACAGGTACTAGAGCTACCATCGCTTAAACAGGTTGGGGAATGGCAGCACAACAAGACTCCGGTCCAGCGACAGATTGTTATCCTTAAGGAGATCTGTAACTATCTTTATGAGTGCGTTGGGACTGAAAATAGCATTTACTACAGCGTAGAAAACAATACACTTGGCGAAGCAGCATTGCTAAGTATTGCTGAAGTAGGGGAAGAAAACATTCGTGGAATTTTCCTCAGCGAGCCATATAAATCGGGCGGTAGTCGCAGTCACAGAAAAGGTTTCACAACAACAAACAAGAGCAAGCTAGCGGTGTGTGCTAAGTTTAAGAGTTTAGTTGAGCAAAAGAAACTGGTAATTGCCAGTAAGAATCTTATTTCGGAATTGAAGACGTTTGTTGCAATGGGCAACAGCTATGAGGGCAAAGTAGGAGAAACGGACGACCTAGTAATGTCAATGATGCTAGCAGTTCGAATGGTACAAGCGCTGCAAAGCTACGATGCACAGCTAGACGAGCATGTAAAGGATATGGACGAGTACATTCAGCCAATGCCCTTCATAATGAGTATGGGCTAAATACACTAATATAGGTTTTACTATGCGCGAATTAGACAAAATTGCAGAGAATTTATTTGATAAGATCCGTACTCGATTCGAGAACTTGAGTCTCGGGGACGAAAATGCCAAACGAACAGATAGCCCTGAGCAGGCCCGTTTCTTTAACTTTGATTACGTTGACAAGAATGGCAAGAACTACGGAAACGTAACCATTAGCATTATCGACGAAACAGGACTCAAAGTTTACTACAGTAAGAACATTACTGATGGACTAGAGGACGAAGAACAAGATCAGTGGTTTACCTTCCTAAAGAGTCTTAGAACTTTTGCCAAAACTAACCTGTTGAGCTTTGACGTTCGTGACATTAATAAGAGCAATTTGGATCTACGTGATCTAAAGCAACAAAGCCGTTCGGATAGTACATACACTGATCAAGACGTTACTATGACTGAAAGCCGTATGTGGGGCACAAGCCGTAGCAGCTACCAAGAAATGGGTCCTGCTAAGATTATTGTACGTCACAGTGATAACGTTAGCGACGAGAAACGTGGCGATCGTAGCCGTAAAATTGAGTCAGTATTCATTGAAAACAGCGTAGGCGAACGCCGTTTGCTAAACACCAAAAACCTACATGCAGCCCGTGCAATGGCACGACATGTAAGCGAAGGTGGTAACATTGACGATGACATTGGATGCAGTATTTTAGAAATGGCACAGGAAATGGGTGCAATGGCCCATTTTGTACGCGAAGCAAAACGTCGCCAATTTGAAGATGCCGAAACTGGACAAATGGCCAATGCCGCAGTTGCTCGCTATGCAGAACTAAAAAATCAGCTAAAGCACTTGGGCGGCCGCAGAGGATACAGCAGCTATAAACTGGACTTTGCCCCAACTGAAGCAATTGAAGACACAATTGACGTTGATGCATTGCGTGAGCGCTTTGTTAAGAAGATCTACGACGACCGTTTCAATGATGCGTTACCGTACGTGTATCGAGCATACCAAAAGAACAAAACTCCAATGGGCGAAGAGTTTGAGTCTTGGGCCAATGATATTTCAGAAGATGGATTTGAGTCTGACGACGAAGAACGCCAAGCGCTTGAGACTCTAATGTCTAAGCCATTGCATGCTGGTCAAGACGGGGTCGATGCACACCATGCTATTAGTAGAGTCTTTGATGCAGAGAGTCTACAAGCAGAGCTAACTAAATTGGCTAGAGTGCAAGGTCCGGATGCTGACGCACGCCAAACTGTGCTTGACTGGATGAAAGGCAACGGAATGAGTATTGTTGCTGGGGAGATTCAAGCTAAGTTACAGCAGCAAAGTGCATCCCAAACACCGCCTGCACCGGCGCAACCTGCACCGCAACCAGCTCCTGCTCCAGCTCCTGCTAGCACAGCCCCTGTTACAGCAGAATCTTCGGATCCGTTGGACTTTATGAAACGGCTTGCAGGCCTAGTCAGATAACGCCAAAAAGCGTTTCACCAAAGGCACAGAAATTTGTGCCTTTTCTTTTGACTTGGCTAAATACATTATCATATACTAGCGACTGTGCTGTTATATGATTAGGCACTTAAAAGACCATCTTAATTTATTAAAGGAAATACATCATGGCAATGACATTAGCAGAAATTCGCGCAAAACTACAAGCATCCGAGAACCGCAAAGGCGGCGATCGACCACAAGGCGATAACGCCATTTACGCACACTGGAACATTCCAGAAAACACAACAGCTCGCGTAAGATTCCTCCCCGACGCAGACACTAAAAACTCATTCTTCTGGGTTGAACGTGCAATGATCAAATTGCCGTTTGCTGGCATCAAAGGCCAGTCAGACAGCAAGCCAGTCACTGTGCAAGTACCTTGCGTTGAAATGTGGGGTGACGCATGCCCTATCCTTGCAGAAGTTCGCACATGGTTCAAGGACCCGAACCTTGAAGAAATGGGTCGCAAGTACTGGAAGAAACGCAGTTACTTGTTCCAGGGCTTTGTTCGCGACAATCCGTTGAGCGACGACAAGACTCCGGAAAATCCAATCCGTCGTTTCATCATCAGCCCACAGATCTTTAACTTGATCAAGAACGCTTTGATGGATCCAGAAATGGAAAACTTGCCGACTGACTACCAAGGTGGTCTTGATTTCAACATCAAGAAAACCAGCAAAGGTGGTTACGCAGACTACAACACTTCTACTTGGGCTCGTAAAGAATCTGCACTTACCGCAGACGAAGCAGGCGCAGTGGAACAACACGGTCTGTACAACTTGGCAGACTTCTTGCCAAAGCGTCCTGGTGACGTTGAGTTGAAGGTTATGAAGGAAATGTTTGAAGCGTCCGTTGACGGTCAACCATACGATCCAGATCGTTGGGCAAACTACTTCAAGCCAGCTGGCTTCCAAGGTGGCCAAGGTAGCACTGGTGACGACAGCGAAGCAAAGGCCAAGCCTGTTCCGCAAGCTCGCCCAGCAGTTGCAGCACCTGCACCAGTTGCAGAAACTCAACCATGGGAAGACGATGCAGCAGAAGCAGCAGAAGCTCCGGTTGTTACCCCATCCGCAGCCAAGCCAAGCAGCCAACGTGCCGAAGACATCCTAGCGATGATTCGTAACCGTAAGCAGTAATCTGCACTAAGGGGAGTTTAGGTGTGAGCCTAGCTCTCCTTTTATTTTTCAAGGAACAATTATGGCAAAACCATTTGATTTAAGTAAGTTTCGTAAGAGCATTACGAAAAGCATTGAAGGCCTAAGTGTAGGCTTTAACGACCCAACTGACTGGGTAAGTACAAACAATTTCGCACTGAACTATCTGATCTCTGGGGACTTTAACAAAGGCATCCCAATGGGCAAGGTTACAGTGTTTGCCGGTGAATCCGGTGCAGGCAAGAGCTTTATCTGTTCGGGCAACTTGGTTGCTAACGCACAGAAGCAAGGTATCTACCCAATTCTAATTGACACAGAAAACGCCCTTGACGAAGCATGGTTGCATGCCCTTGGTGTTGACACAAGTGAAGACAAGCTGTTGAAACTAAACATGGCTATGATTGACGACGTTGCTAAGATGATTAGCGAGTTCGTTAAGGAATACAAAGCTATGCCAGAAGACAGCCGCCCCAAAGTCTTGTTCATCCTTGACAGCTTGGGTATGTTGTTGACCCCAACTGACGTTAACCAGTTTAACGCAGGTGACTTGAAGGGCGACATGGGTCGTAAGCCAAAGGCATTGACTGCATTGGTTCGTAACTGTGTAAACATGTTCGGTGACTTGAACTTGGGTCTAGTTGCAACAAACCACACATACGCATCGCAAGATATGTTTGACCCAGATGACAAGATCTCCGGTGGTCAAGGCTTTATCTATGCTAGCTCTATCGTTGTTGCTATGCGTAAGTTGAAGTTGAAGGAAGACGAAGACGGTAACAAAGTTTCAGAAGTTAAAGGTATTCGTGCAGCATGTAAAATCATGAAGACACGTTACGCCAAGCCTTTTGAAAGTGTGCAAGTTAAGATTCCTTACGAGACAGGTATGAATCCTTACTCGGGTATGACTGACTTGATCGAAGCCAAAGGTATGTTGAAGAAAGAGGGTAACAGCCTTGTGTACACAACAGTTGATGGCGAGATTATCAAGAAGTTCCGCAAGGGCTGGGAGCGCAACGATGACGGCTGTTTGGATCATGTCATGAAGGACATTACCGATAATCCGCACATCTTTGACAAGAGCGTTGCAGAAGAAGCCCCTGCAGAAGCCGTGGACGAACCCGTTACAGAGTAACTATGGGGCAGTGCCATCAGCGCATTCCGTTAACCATTTTTCATAACTGGGATACTACAATCTCAGTTATGAAGAAACTCATGCTGTTAAAGCAGCATGCAAGTACCGAAGAGTTTGGATACGCTATGCACTATAAACTAGGTGCAATTGGCACCTTAAGTGAGCATACATTAAGCGATTCGTGGTATAGATTAGCAGGGCCTGCTATTAACAAGACTATGCCGTGGATTGCTGAAATGTTAGAATTGTTTAGTGATCTAACTCCCGACGAAGGCTGTATCAGTTACATGTCTGGCTCAGGTGAAGAGCATATCGATCTCCCGCACAACAAAACAGCACTCAATTACATCTTTCATAGCACTGATCCGACTGCATATACCTGGGTCAAAGCAGACAACGGTATTGAGCAGTACGTAAGTGATGTTGGTACGGCATGGTTATTAGATGCACACAAGTCTCACGGCATATATAATACTGGAGAGCGATGGAGTTTGAGTATTCATTTTGATCAAGAATACCATGTAGTTAAACAATGGTTTGACTCCCATCCAAATTTAGTTTTTGGCAACAACAGTAATTAAGGATAAACATGAGCATTGAAGTAGATGCACTAAGCGAAGTGTACACCATTTTAAAACAGTACATTCCGCAAAAAGACAGACAAGAAGCAGCAGACAACCTTATGGGCTTGTTAGTTGATGCGCTTGACGATGTATCGTTAAAGGAATTCAGTGGCACCGATGCGGCTTTGGGCAGGGCGTACAAAGAGTACGCAGCAGGCTACGAGGACGACGAAGACATTGATTCAGAATACGAAGACTAAGCATGTGGTATAACCGAGTTGTATCGGACTTAGGACAAATTCCTGCGTTCATTGATTACTACGATAAAGAGTTAATTTCGGCCAAGTCCGAAATTGCGATTCGTGGAAATGTTGAACGTGGGGTTAGTAATCTTCCGGGCCTAACTGAACATAGATTCAACCAACTACAAGAAATTGAAGCGATCTTGAACTATTTAAATATTCAGTTGCGAAAAATTCGAACTAAGCATTTCAAAAAGTATCTCGAAGGTTACGCTAGAGCGTTAACTAGTAGAGATGCTGAAAAGTATGTGGACGGCGAAGACGAAGTGGTTGATTTTGAAACCATCATTAACGAAGTGGCGCTATTACGAAATAAGTGGTTAGGTGTCATGAAAGGGCTTGAGAGCAAGAACTTTATGCTAGGGCATGTGGTTCGACTTAGAACAGCTGGGATGGAAGACGTCACCATATCATGAGCTATAAAGAACACGCTAAGGAATTACTTGAAGAATTTTATTTGTGTGTTAAAGCAAAGCCAAAGCATAACTCTGTTGATTTGCAATTAGAAAAAGATCAATGTGAAAAATTGGCAGGTCGTCTAAATAATTTGTTGGCATGGGGGGACGATAGTGAAATTGAAGAAGCATGCCAACAATTTGAACCCCGTTTGAAACGTCTTAAAGAAAAGCTAGTAATTGAAGTATTAACACATGGCATTTGATAACGCATATAGCAGCCATGACCATAGTCGGTATATTTTAGATCTACTTTACGGTTACGACAGCTTCCTTGATAGCCTCGGTGTTATTGCAGACTTTGGATGCGGTGCTGGGCTAGACATTGGATGGTGGGCAACCTTAACAACTAGGGAAGATCCGCCGGAGCCCCGGAACTACTTGGTGTACGGTGTGGACAGGGATATACAGCAAGTAGATCCCTCAGTGAAGTCTATGCCCAACGTTAAGCTGATCCAGGCAGATTTTGAACTAGACATTTCTATTCCTAGAGCATGTGACTTACTATGGAGTCACGATAGTTTTCAGTATTGCACTAATCCATTACATACGCTAAATCTTTGGAACCAGCAAATGAACGACAATGGTATGCTGGTCCTGAGCATTCCGCAGAGTACGTATTACTCATATGACAGGTTGCAGAATGTTAGCCACAGTCAGGTCTACTTTAACCACAATATTGTTGGGTTGATGTACATGCTTGCAGTAAATGGGTTTGATTGTAAGGATGCATATTTTTGCAAAAATGCAAATGATCCATGGATCTATGCTGCGGTTTATAAAGCAACGCAGCCCATGGACCCAAAAACAACTAGTTGGCATACGCTAGCAGAAATGAATTTAGTAAACGATTCAGTTAAAGAAAGCCTGCAAAAGTACAACTATGTTAAGCAAGACGATCTGCTAGTAACGTGGCTTGACAAAGACTATCGCAGATTAAAAGAGTGACGCTTGACGCAAACTAGACTAGATGCTATACTTGCGGCTTAGAGAGAGAGATAGATAAGTATATCTAGATAGGTTGCTTTGTGCGCCTGTAGCTCAATGGTTAGAGCAGCGGACTCATAATCCGTTGGTTACAGGTTCGAGTCCTGTCGGGCGCACAAAGCAACTTACCTCTCAAATAATGTCTGGCGTTAGTATAATGGATAATACAGCAAGCTTCTACCTTGCGAATGTGGGTTCGATTCCTGCACGCCGGACCAAAATATGTTACACTCACTTGAACAAAATCCAAAATTAGGTTACTACACTGTAGGTACCAACGCTACCCCAATTTACAATAAACTAGATGCCCTTGCAATTGCTGAAAAGACAGGTGCAGTAGTTAATTGGAATTTCAACAGTCATGCTTTCGGCAGTCTTGATTGGACTAAAGAGCCCGAAACTGATATAGACACTTTTTACAGAATACGTGCGCAACAGTTGCGCGATCGTTATGACTACTTGATACTGAACTACAGTGGCGGAGTAGACAGCACAAACGTATTGTATTCGTTCCTGAAAAATGGAATACACTTAGATGAAGTGGTAGTTCGTCATCCCGAATCGGCCCTGCGAGATGTTAACATACATACTGACAGCAGCGGCGCAGCTAATACTATCTCCGAATACGAATACGCAGTAAAACCTCGACTGCAATGGATTAGGGACAATTATCCTAACGTAAAAATAACTGTACATGACTACTTTGACAGTATGGTTAATGAGGAAATTGATGAGTCATGGATTTATCTAGCTCGTGACTTTTTTCACCCGGGGCTAATTAAGAGATATAGCAATTTAGGGCTCCGCAGCATGCTAGATCTATACGACAAAGGGAAGACAGTAGGAATCATATTTGGGATAGACAAGCCCAGATTGTATTTTGATCACACTAGCGACAAGTACTTCTCTTACTTCTTAGACATTGTTGCAAACACTGCAATTAGTGAAAATGGGCAGTACAGTAACATTGCAACTGAGTTCTTTTACTGGACACCCGACTTACCCGAGATGGTAGTAAAACAAGCGCACATGCTCAAGAAATGGTATACCGCAAATCCGCAGTATAGATCATTGATTGAACTGTATAAGCCTATTGTAGGAGATTCGCTTGCGTTTGTTGAACGCAGCATTGTGGCTCCTATTGTTTACCCATCAACGCCTAATGTATTTCAATGCGACAAACCGTTTAACTCGATCTTCTCGGAACACGATGCATGGTTCTTTGAGCACCACATAGACTCAAAGCCCGGGCAAGTTTGGAGAAGTGGTGTAAATGAACTGCTAAATAATTTTTCAAAGCACATACGATTTAATCCCAACGGAAGCCCAGCAGGAGTTAAACTGTTCTGGAGCAAACTATACTCTCTACAATAATATGAAAATCGAAAAAACAATTGACCAATGGAACACCATGTACCCAGCAGGTGCATTCTTAGTTGAACAGAACATCCCCTTAGTCTTGCCCGAGTTTTGCAAATATGCAAGCGTCTACGGATACTGTTTTGGTGACACTACTATCGAAATTGATGGAAAATTGCACAACCTAGAAAAAGGTCAGTACTTTGGGCTATTTGTCAATCAGACTTGCAAAGTAGCAACCGCTGACAAATGCTTTATTGCTGTGCGTCTTGGATACAAGGTACAAAACCAAATCGGATGGATCGAAGACAAAGGGCGACTAACGTACATTGATGGATGCAGCGATAGTCTTTTAGTGTATCCTGCCCGTTTAGGCGATTCGAGCTTGAACTTATTGTATTTTCCTGCTAACATTAACCAATCGTTCCACACACACCCTAGCATTAGGTTAGGATGTGTAGCAAGTGGTTCGGGATTTAGCGATGCAGGGGATGCTGGCGGAGTTACAGAGAACACGTTATCTGAGGGTGTTGTATTTTGTTTAGAAGAACAAGAGCGCCATAGATTCCGCACAAGCAATTCGCCGATGACGGTTATTGCATTCCACCCAGACGGTGATTGGGGCCCAACAGACCATAATCACACTATGCTAAACCGTACCTATATTCAAAAGTAAGTTTTGTTGAGATAAATATCTGTATGATCCATTTTACTATTAACTACATACGAATATCCTAATCAGCAGATTTAGGAGCGTAGTTTAACGGTAAAACAGCGGATTTATATCCCGTGTGCAACAGATAATTGGCCAATGTCGGTTCGACTCCGGCCGCTCCTACCAATATGCAACCCACCCTTTTAACATATAGCAGACAAGATAAGTTTGGATACTATCTTGTTGGTAACGACATTAAGACTTACAGTAAAGTAGAAGCAGTTGAAGTATCAAACAGATTGCGTAAACCTTTTAGATGGGTGTTCAACGAGGATGTGTTTTTAAACTTTGACTGGAAGACTGAGCCAACTGAATCCCTTGATGAGCTTTACACACAGCGGGCACACCAAATAAGAGAGCAATACGACTACATTGTTATTTGGTACAGCGGCGGTGCTGACAGCCACAATGTGTTACAGAGTTTTATTAAGAACAACATTTTCGTAGATGAAATTGCACAATTTCATAGCCACGATGGAGACAAGACCTGGGACTCGTACCTAAACGCCGAAGTAGAGAAAGTGGCAATACCAGTAACCCAAGAATTGCTAAATTCTATGCCTGGGACCAAGCACAGGGTAGTGGACTTAACAGAATTAGTGGGTAACTTATACAACACAGGCACCAATGCACATGACTTCATATACATGTCCAACAAAGTGTTTGCCCCGAACCAGCTAGCTAGAACCTACCTACGTGAACGAATTGCAGACTATCAAGAGCTAATTAAAAGCGGAAAGAGAGTTTGCTTTGTTTGGGGTGCAGATAAGATCCGTGTCCACCAAGCCGGTGATCGCTACTATGTACACTTCTTGGACTTCATTGATGCATACGGTGTTGGTCCGAGAACACAGCAGCTAAACCGTGATGGGGAGTTTGACGAGTTGTTCTACTGGAGCCCGGATTGTCCAAAATTGATTGCAAAGCAAGCCCATTTAGTTAAGAACTACCTTCAACATCCCCCAGCAGACGAAATAAACAGCAGATGGCTATCTAATTCGCTCGAAGAGACTTGCACACAATGGACTGGTCGTCGTATACTACTTCAAAGCAGTCCAACACCAGGTACTGAAGATCAAAAGATGTTCATAACACGGGACGGGTTACACAGGATAATTTATCCTCACTGGGATCCGGACACGTTTACGCTAGGGAAACCGGCGAGCAGCATCTTTACTCCTCGAGACGGGTGGTGGCTAAAAGACTCCAATGGGGAATTCCAAAAGAAGTACCTAGCGGGAATAGTTAAACTTAGACAGATTCTTGGACTACCCGGAAAGACTCCGGCTAGCATGGACTATGGGATCGAATCAATGATGACAATAGCCAATGGCGACATGTCGACACTGAATGTTCGCCCAATGTACAGCCCAAGATATTGGTTAAACTAATTTGTCAAAAAGATAAATAAATTTGTCGACAGAGGTTGACACAAAAGGTAAATAAATATACAATAGGACTTATGATGCAAAACACATTTAATCATTCGCTAAAACAACAACAGCCCGGATTAGGCATGTCAGCCTATTGGTCTTTGTTTGCGACGATTAATAGTGATCGCGCACCAGAGATTCGACCAGGGTTCCAAGAAGGAGCAGGTTACGCATAACGCATAACAAGCACCCAAAAAGGAACCCTAGGATTAAAAACCCTAGGGTTTTTTGTTTTGTAAAGGAATTATGAAGAAGATTGATTTAAAAAAACGTATGCGTGAAGTGAGGTTCGTTACTGAGAATGTACTAACCCCAGAACAACGTACAAAGTTGATTCAGGATAAGTTAGATCGTGCTCAAGTCGAGTTTGACAAACGCAAACAATTGAATCGAACTTACGCATAGTTTAACAGTGTTAATAAGACCTATATGGCCAGGTAACGAGGACCTGAAAGAACACTATAATAATCTTTAAACGGGCGGACAGGATACATGAATGGCATGGTGAGAACGTGCCGAGTAAGACTCCTGGTTAGGGTATTGACCCTAACATATCCAGCAGCAATGCTGGGTATTCTAAAACGTGCTAGATGAACAATATATATATTTGAACCATATAATTATAGATCTTGCAGCACCGGTTAATGCAAGTTCGCCCTAGCACGTTTTAGAATACCTTATGGATGAATATGAAACTATCCTTTTGACGGGTAGTTTGTCCGGACCATTGCGCCGGAAACCATAGGGGATATAATTGGAAGTATAGCAAAGTGGTAATGCACTACCTTCATACGGTAACTATCGCTAGTTCGAATCTAGCTACTTCCACCAAATTTGGATGTTCGACGCAGTTGGAGAGGCGTGGCTGGCTGTAACCCAGTTCGTAAAGTGAGTAAGTTCGAATCTTACAACATCCACCAAGTTTTATTTCGTTGTAGTTTAGAGTGAGCAAAAAGGTAGCATTGAGTAGGTGAGATAATACATCTAGTAGCACAAAGTAGATAACAATCGCGTAGGCTGTAAAAAACCAAACACTGTGAGCCCGGGAAGTGCGGGACAGGTTGAAATGTGCAAAAAGTGGGATAAGGCATTGAGGGGATGTGAGAATATTGTTCCGGAAGAACACAGGCACCCAGCATACGCGATTTTAGGCCTGAGACGTAGGTTCGAGTCCTACTAACGAAGCCAGTTTTGAGATAGACGGCACGATTGAGTCCCATTCTGCATAGCATACCGGCTGGTATGTGACAGCGCCAGTTTGCAGCTTATGGTAGTTTAAACTCTTGTGTACGAGACAATCCAGTGAGTCCACCCAGGTGGATAGTTGGGCTCTCAAAAACCTTTTATGGGCTGCTAGTATAGGGGGAATTACACTAGCCTTGCACGTTAGTAATCGGGGTTCGAGTCCCCGGCGGTCCACCAAACAATTTGCCACAGTAGCTCCAATCGCGTAGAGCAGTAGCCTGAAAAGTTATGTGTTGCTGGTTCGAGTCCAGCCTGTGGCACCAAATTAAGCCGTGGTAGCTCTCTGGGTAGGGCACCTCACTGTCGATGAGACCTAGGCGGGTTCGATTCCCGTCCACGGCGCCAAGTTTAACTGTGTGTAATGTCAGCCAGGTCAGACGGCCCTCTTTGGAAGTGGGAGGCCGCAGGTTCGAATCCTGCCACACAGACCAATAATGGAAAGTAATGCAGCGGGGTTGGTCCTGCGACTAGTCTTGAAAACTAGGTTCTCAGAAATGGGATGGGGTTCGACTCCTCTGCTTTCCGCCAAAATATACCGGGTTAGCTCAGTGGTAGAGCAGCGGCTTGATAAGCCGTTGGTCGCAAGTTCAAATCTTGCATCCGGTACCAATTATGCCCCTGAAACCTTTAATGGATGAGGTCCTGTTTTGTAAGCAGGAGAAGTCGGTTCGATTCCGGACTGGGGCACCAAACATATTCCAGTGTAGCACAGCGGTAGTGCAGTTGACTGTTAATCAATTGGTCGTAGGTTCGATCCCTGCCACTGGAGCCAATTTTATCTCGGTAGTGTAATGGCAGCATAGCAGTCTCCAAAACTGTTTGTGGGGGTTCGAGTCCCTCCCGGGATGCCAAGTTTTTGTTGGGGTATAGCTTAGTCTGGCCTAAAGCACTAGTCTTTGAAATTAGTATCATTGGTTCGAATCCAATTACCCCTGCCATATATTTGTTAACTTCTAGTAGTGAATAAATATTTTTCTACTGTGAGGTTTCAATGAACGTATGTGTTATAGGTGCAGGATTCACGGGAATCTTAACTGCATTAATTCTAAAGAAAAATTGTCCCAGTGTAACTATTACACTAATTGACAGCAACAAAGAACCAAAGAATTTCGGATTTGGTGAGAGTGCGCCACCGGCGTTCATGACATGGCTGCTTAACTCACTAAAAGTTGCACCCGAAGAAAGATCGCAATGGGTCACCGATTGGTTAATTGGTACAAACAGTACATTTAAGTACAACCTAAAGTGGCAGAATTTTACAAGTGCATCCGACGACGGATATGTAAGTGGTGTACGTGACATGCCTGATTTTAGGGCTATACTTGACGGAAGTCCGGTAGGTCACGGGATGGACATTAACATCGCAAATCCAGACAACAATGCATATCGCATGTTTGACCTCTGGTACGAACTGTACAAGGCAGGGCACAGAAAGTTAGAAGACTTTCAACCTGACACCAATGACTTGTACTGGCTTTCTAAGAAAGGCAGAGTTCCTTACTACGAAGGCAGGTTTGTGTTTGACGTAATGAGCAGTCACATTAACTCATTTGAAGTGTGTGAATGGCTTAGAAACAAATACGGAGATATCATTGATACTGTTGTAGTAGACACTATCAAAGACATTGAGTTTACATCGTCTGGGGCGATTAAAGAATTGCACCTAGAGTCGGGTAATACCACAACAGCAGATTTTTACATTGACTGTACTGGTTTTAAGCGGTTAGTAGGTAACAAAGCCAACTTGCCATTTAAGCGTCCGGATACTGACATCTACCATGATTCGGTTACTGTAGTGGCAAACAGCTACACGGAAAACTTTGAGCAAGAGATGTTACCGCAAACAGTTGGATACGGAATGGACTATGGTTGGACCTTTTCTATTCCGTTGCTAAACAGAAAAAGTTACGGATACACTTACAATTCCCGGGATCTAACGCCCGACCAGGCACTGGAGGAATTGGCAACACTAAGCGATCCAGCAACTAGAGTCATTGAGCCTATACATTTAAAGTGGACTCCTGGAGGGTACACCACATCGTGCAAGGAAAACTTTGCACTAGTTGGGCTAAGTGCAGGATTCGTTGATCCGTTTGATGCTAACACAATTGGTCTACAAGTAATACAGCTAAACAATTTAGTTGAATTTTTCAATGACACAACAAAGCAGCATCTACAAGATCGTTACAATGAAGAAACATGGGGCTTGTTTAGCTCTGTGGCAGAGCGTGTCGAATATCATTTTGGACTAGCACCAAGATCGACGTCACCGTATTGGGAACGTAATCATCAAGTTGCAAAGCACAAACGTTTAGAAGATGCAATCTTTGAAACGCTAAATGATTACAAGCATTCTCCAGATGCTGAACGCCGTGGTCGATTTATACCGTATCGCAGTGCATTGTATCTAAGTGAGTTAGTGTACTTTGACATTGACATGAGCAGACGTTGCAGAAACTCTAATCCGTCGCTGTTAATGTTTGCCAAGGACTTTTTCAAGACCAATGCAAACTTAAACAGGGCAAGAGCAGAGTTATTTCCTACATTGTTGCAGTGGTACAAGATGAAAGGCATTGACTTAAAGCAATTAAACGGTCTATAATACTTCCTTAGCTCAGCGGTAGAGCAGTACGTTGACATCGTAAAGGTCAGTGGTTCAATCCCACTAGGAAGTACCAATAAAGTAGTTGACAGTTATTGAACTGTTTGCTACAATAGATACATGTTAAGAAATTAACAAACGTTCTTTAAAAATTTAAGTGAAAATTTTGCGACTGTGGTGAAATAGGTAGACACAAGAGACTTAAAATCTCTCGCTGTAATGGCGTTCCGGTTCGATTCCGGACAGTCGCACCATATACAAACATTCTTGACGGGGTGTGTGCCGGGCTAGAATCCGGTAACTATTTCGGTCTCCTGGCAGAGGCGAAAGTAGCAGTGTGCCAGCACTGTGGCGAAATTGAGAGTGTTTCTATATGGTGATTTAATAAAAACAAAAACAAATTCATGGAGCATTCGTCTATCGGTTAGGACATCAGGTTTTCATCCTGAGAAGAGGAGTTCGATTCTCCTATGCTCTTCCAAGTTTTGCTGACACAGGGTGCGAGTAATCGCTATGTGGCTAATGTTGTAGAATGAGCAGTGTCGCCTTACCGCAGACAATAGTTAGTCTCTACCCTTGCAACGGCGAACGATTTAGTGCCTCATACTATCAATCGGGAGAGCATTACCTAAAACCCTAAGCAGGGCATCGACAGTAAAGGCAGTTGCC